TATGATTCCAAGTTCTCCAGCAACGCCTTGGAAGTATAATGAAGAAGAAATCGTCAAAGAGCTTCTTGAATACATCCGTGGCACTTATACCCAGCATTATTCTGCTGGTGACCAAAAGATTCAAACGCTTGACCTGATTGAAGCGTGTGGCGATGGTGAGGCATTCTGTCGCAGTAATATTCTCAAGTATGCTTCCCGTTATGATAAGAAGGGAAGTGCCCGCCGTGATATTATGAAGATTCTGCACTATGCAGTGCTTCTTATGAATTTCAACGACAAAAACGCTGTCCGTGAAACCTACAACCAATGAAGATTCAAGAAAAGACTATGAAACTCTCTGAAAATACTCTGACTATCCTCAAGAACTTTGCGGGCATCAACAACTCTATTCTTGTCAAGGGTGGTAATAAACTCCGCACCATTTCTGTTGCTAAGAACATTCTGGCAGAAGCAGATATTAGCGAAGAGTTCCCCCGCGACTTTGCCATTTATGATCTCAACCAGTTTCTGAATGGTCTGAGTCTTCATGCTGACCCTGACCTTGACTTTAAAGAAGAGTCTTATCTTAGCATTCGTGAAGGTAAGCGTCGTGTGAAGTATTTCTTTGCCGATCCTAATGTCATTATCGCTCCTCCCGAGAAAGAAATTAATCTTCCTTCTCAAGATGTTTGCTTCCAACTGGACAGCACTTCTCTGGAGAAACTGGTCAAGGCAGCAGCAGTTTACCAATTGCCTGACCTGTCTGCTGTTGGCGAAGCAGGTGTTATCAAACTGGTGGTTCGTGACAAGAAGAATGATACTTCTAACGAGTATGCCATCGTTGTTGGTGAGACCGACCAAGAGTTTACTTTCAACTTCAAGGTAGAAAACATCAAGATTATTCCTGGTGCCTATGATGTTGTAGTGTCTTCTAAACTGCTTTCTCAGTTTACTAACACTCGATATAACCTGACTTATTATATCGCTCTGGAACCTGATTCCACTTTCGGTTGATGAGACACATCCTCTTTACCCTTAAAGGGTGTAATGAGAGTCTCTTGGATGATGAGTCACATATCCGCAATGTGCTTGTAAAGGCAGCACAACTTTGCAAAAGCACATTGTTGGATATCTCATCCCACAAGTTTGACCCTCAAGGTGTAACTGCCGTTGCTCTGCTTGCTGAATCTCATATCAGCATTCACACTTGGCCAGAGAATGGTATGGCAGTTTGTGACGTTTTCACCTGCGGAGATCACACAGTTCCTCGTGCTGGTGTAACATACATGTATGAAGCAATGGACGCTAGAGACATTGTTTCCAATCAGTTTACTAGACCATTGGAATGAATATTTTTGTCACGAATCCTTTCCCTGCTGAAAGTGCTATCTGTCTTCCTGACAAACACATTGTCAAGATGCCGCTTGAGTGCTGCCAGATGCTTAGCATTATTGCTTCTCCCTGGTATCATGATTATGGGGTTCTTCCCAAGCAAGACGGCACTGCCTACAAGACAGAAAAAGGTGCCTTCCGTAACCACCCATGCACCAAATGGGCGGCGGAGACGGTGGATAATGCCTATTGGCTCATCAAGTGGGGATTGAATTTGTGTCAAGAGTATACTTTACGCTATAATAAACAACATTCCTGTGAAGGGACACTAACTCACGCTTATTACCTTTTTCCCAAAGGTAGACTTGATGAAGTAACTCCTTTCGCACGAGCAATGCCTGAGGAATACAAGTTTGATACTAGTATTTCTACCTTTGACGCATACAAGATGTATATCGCATCCAAACCTTGGGTGAAAGACAACTATCTTCGTATGCCCCAACGCAAACCTGATTGGATTTGATTATGAAAAACCACATTGATAGAGCAACTGATGATCCTCGTTGGGAGAAAGCTACTCTTGAAGAGGCTAAAAAAATCATACAAGAATATAAAGAAAATGCTTGGTGGGACGACTATGATGAATGGGCGCATTCTGAAATGGATGACCCACATGAAGAGGAATAATTTATCGTGAAACTAATTGATAAAAAGGACTCTCGGTATTTTACTGAGACATCCAAAGAACCATACATTCGCCATCGATACAAGTTGGTGGATGCTAATGGCGATTTTGTAATTTTTGATAACTGGGAAGAGACCCAGATGATGTGGTGGAATACCCCGTCTCAACTTTTGTCCCACATTGAGGTTCTTGATAATGAGTGATTTTATTTGGGTTGAGAAATATCGCCCAAAGACTATTGAAGAATGTATTCTCCCAGAGTCTGCAAAGCAGATGTTTCAGGAGTTTCTAAACAAGGGTGAGATTCCCAATATGCTTTTGGCAGGTCCTCCTGGTATCGGTAAGACCACAGTTGCCAAAGCACTGTGCAACGAACTTGGAGCAGATGTATATGTCATCAACGGATCCGACGAGGGCAGATTTCTGGATACTGTCCGAAACAATGCGAAAAACTTCGCTTCGACCGTCTCACTTACGTCAGATTCTAAACACAAGGTCATCATCATTGACGAAGCTGACAACACGTCCAACGATGTTCAACTCCTCCTACGGGCGTTTATTGAGGAGTTTGCTGGGAACTGTCGATTCATCTTCACTTGTAACTACAAGAACAAGATTCTCGAACCTCTCCATTCCCGTTGCGCCGTCGTGGACTTTTCTATCAAAGGAAAAGAGCGTCAGTCCATTGCCGCACAGTTCTTCAAACGACTCCAAGAAATCTTGGTTGCAGAAGGTGTTGAATCTGATAACAAGGTCCTGGTAGAACTTGTTAATAAGCACTTCCCCGATTGGCGTCGTGTTCTTAATGAGTGTCAGCGTTACTCTGTCAGTGGAAAGATTGATGCTGGTATTCTTGCTACTTTCTCCGATGTTGCTGTAAATGACCTCATCAAAAACCTCAAAGAAAAAAACTTCCCCGAAGTTCGGAAGTGGGTGGTATCTAACATGGATAATGATACTACTGTACTTATGCGTCGTATTTACGATGCTTGTTATACATCCCTTGAAAACAATAGCGTTCCTGCTGCTGTGCTCGTGCTTGCTAAGTATCAGTATCAGGCGGCATTCGTAGCAGACCAAGAAATAAATATGCTTGCTTGTTTGACCGAATTAATGGTGGAGTGTAACTTCAAATGAATAACCATAAAAACACTGTAAGAGATGGGGAGAAATCAGAGCAAATGTTTTCTACTAAATGCTTTGTTGAAATGGGATATATGGTCAGTAGACCTATAGGAACTTCTGATTATGATTATGTTGTTGATGTGAAGGGCAAACTACTCAAAGTACAAGTCAAGTCTTCAAGAAGACAATGTGCTGGCGGAGGACGTAATGTTATGATTTGTAAAGGCACAAATGCAGTTAAATCTGGTAAACAAGGAAAGTATCCATATCCTGAGAATAGTGTAGATTTTTTTGCCATTCATGATGTTAATAATGATGAGTGGTATATTATCTCTAGATCTGCTACAGGTGATGCTAAGCAAATCAGATTATCTAAGGGTGAAGGTAAGTATTCCAATTTTAAAGATAACTGGGAATTTAAAGAGGAGTGTAACTTCAAATGAAAAATAAAAGTCACCAGGTTAAGTCCAGAATGTATTATTACTTCTGGGGAGTTTGTACAGTTGCTGTAGTTGCTGGTCAACTTTATGTTGGCGCTGGGTATCGTGTGATGGCAGAGAGTGTAAATCTTCTCACTCACACTTTGGTTGGAGAACTTGTAGGGGGACCTAATAATGGGACTATTAGTCATTGATAAAACTAAGTTGGTAGAACCACGAGTGAAGACTACACCTGAGAATGTTGCAGAAGCAAATGAAGCATTGTTTCGTGCTAAAATGACTATACCTGCTGCCGCAAAACATTGTGGTATGACTGAGAAGGAAATGAAACTTACCTTCCATGAATATTTGAAGTATCACCCTAAAGATTATGAAGTCATTGAAAACCCCGCTTAGGTATCCTGGTGGCAAGTCCCGCGCTTGCACCAAGATGGACCAATACTTCCCAGACTTGAGGGAGTATGGTGAGTTTCGTGAGCCATTCTTGGGTGGCGGTAGCGTTGCCATTCACGTCACTAAAAAGTATCCAGACGTGAAAGTTTGGGTAAATGACTTGTATGAACCTCTTGTCAACTTCTGGCAGCAACTCCAGATGTTTGGTCGTGAGATGAGAGATGAATTGTTGCAACTGAAATATCGTCATGTTGAACCG